AGCCGATCGTCGGAATGAAGAGACCTTCGGGTTATTCTTCTGAAATACCGTCAGATCTGCGGTCAGTTCCAGTACTACTGTAACTGACACGAATTCCTACCAATTCCCTAGGTATCCTAAGGGTTGGCAGGAGTTCAGAAAGTTCGTCTTTGACGGACTTTCTAATGTGAACTTTCTCCCCGTCAGGGCGAGTAAAGTTCACTTCGAAAACCTCACCAAGATTATATAATCGTGAGGGATTCGTACTCCTAAAGAGCTTTTTAAGCTCTTCAGGGGACGGGTTAAAGTCTACGACTTTACCCCGACAAATCTGATCCCAAACTTGTTGGTATCTGATTTTCCATGGTGTTGTATTAAATGCAACACTATGGTTGTCTCCTGCGAGAATATCTCGAAAGAGACTTCCCCTGATAGTTTCAGTAACTGCGCTATCAAGGGTATACCAACCCTTACTTTGTAGGGTTAGCATAACATTCGGGTCTGAACTTGAGTCCACACCCGTTAGTCCGAGGACCTTACTAAGGACCTCGGAAGTCACTAAGGTGGAAATTCCAACCTCAATGGCTTCTTTCGCGGCTTCCTTAAAGGAATAACCGCGAATAGAAGGATTTGAGATAAACTTTCTAAGTATTCTCAATTCCTGATCCACTTCCTCTCCTATGGAGATCGAGTGTAATACCTGAACCGTAGGGTCAGGTAAATTCTTAACGATGTCTATAAGATCATCGTCAAAGAATAAATTCAACCCTCCCAAATTTTGGGGGAGTAGAATTTGGTAGTAGAGACGAGTACCTACCTTAGGTAGGTAACTCTTCATTCTTTGAAAAAATCTACTACGAACCATTTTAATCCATTTTGGACTATAATGGCTAGAAGGGAGCCACTTTAGGGTACTACCCAGTGCGGCTCCCTTTCCGATCGCAATATTGCGATCATTTTGGACATCCAAACTCTTAGAGATTGGTGCCAAAAGTCTCACTTTTATAGAATCTACAAAAGGGTGAGACTCATAATCCTTGTCAGTAACTAACTTTGGATTAAATTGTTTCTCGAAGTTTTTAACATAGAGAAACTTTTCACAGTATCGAACCGCAACGCGACTCGAACCGTGTTTATCAGGCGAGATCTTTGATCCTAACCTGATATGCCAGCTGGTTATTGCTTTGCAATAATCAGCTGGTCCGTAGGCTATGTGATCATCACCGCCTACATGGTAGGCCCTCCAAGGAACTTGGACTGGACTACCAAAAGGGATCTTGAGATAATCTCTGATCCCTAACTCCTCCACTACTAATCCTAGTAGTGCAAGAGTAACCTTGGTGAGCGGTTCGCCCATCAAGACACCTCTTTTCTTGATGAATAATTCACCAGAAGAGGTTTCAACTCGGCGTTCGCTACAAAGTAGCTTAATTCCGAGTTCAACGAGGGTCCCGAAATATCCGAGACCCTCGCAAAATCCCAGCAAAAGTTGCTCTGCAACCTTTGGTGGGATTGCATCTGTTGCCTCTTTGAGGTCAGATGATAGGCATGTCGATCCCTTAAGAGATCGATCTGCCTGAGCGAGAAGCTTGAGATATTCCCAAGCTTGGTCGCTACGCATCAGCCCGGAACGGGCTGATGGGTGAGCCCGCAGGAACTCTTTTAGAGTATGCCCTGCTGGCTGTTCTAAGATAATAACCCACCACTCAGTGGTGGTTACTATCCTAGCCTTGCCTCCAGGTTCTGGAACAACAAGGCTTCTACATGGAATCGGACAAGAAACTTGTCCGTCCATGTAATATGCATTACTTAACATAGTTAAATAAGCACAACTGAGGATTTGAATGCCTATGGCTTCATCAAATCCCCATAAACGATCCTTTTCACCTAAGGTGTTGGAATCGTCACGCACTGAGCCAAACACACCCACCCCTAAGGGGTGATCGGTATGTATAATCTCAGAGCGTCCCCAGCTCATCCATCTTGGAATACCAGCTGGGCAACTAAGTTTTATAAAGGGAAGCTCAATGAGCTCATCCTCTAATGGAATCTTAGTTAACATTGGAAATATCGCTTCGCGAATTTCCTCTGCTCTACCGCCGTCTGCGACGGTACGGTAGTAAGAGCCTGCCATACTCAATGAGATATGGCCGGCATCTTCGGGCGCAAATCCCGGTATTTTACCGCATTTGCGACCGATAACCTTAGCCGCGCGAAACACGCAGCTAAGGTCTTCCTCTGTAACATTAAATGTTTCAGAGGTAGTATCTATGAAAGTAGCCAAAGACTCTTTCATAGCTTTTCTACCGCCAGCTACCAGCTGGCGAGTAGAAACCAGATGAGCTAGATTTTCTAAATCTTTCTTATCCGAAATACCTTTAAAGATTAAATCATTAAGGTATGGATGGTTAAATAGTCTCTTAAAGGGATTATTTCCATCAAGTTTTGGCCTCTCGATTGTGTCAACCGAGCAGGCAAAAACATAAACAAAATTGGTGAATTGTTTCCACCATTTTGTTACTCTGTCTATATCAAAGAGACAGACAGATAGTACAGCTCTGAAGATTTTCTTCAGTAACATGTACGATTGATCAGTAACAAAAAGTGACTGATCAAAGAGGAGTAATGAGTCTATAAGACCATGAATCTCCTGTTCAATTCTACGAACTTGCGAAACGCTTCTGTTCGTCAGAATAGTGGCTACCTTTTGGCTTATGCCTAGGGAAGTCATTAACCTCTTTGCAAGTATCTTGCGAGAGGTTTGAGAGAACCTGCGACCTGTCTTGGACCAGGTCTCTCCACCAATCTTGATATTCAAGATTGATGAATTTCGAGCAGGGAGGACATAGTCCCCATTCTCGAAAAAGCGTGGAAGGAAAATCCTCCACCCTTCATCCTTACGACCAGCTGGAGCCCGAAGGTTTCCAGTTTGGATCGTTTGGAACATAAGGGGGCTTGAATCTTTG